GATAGCAGCGGAACCCGACAGGACATCGAAGTTCGAGCCCGGAGCGGTGCCATGCAGGACCGTCTCGTCGAACTTGCGGCCCAGAGCGGACGGCAGCCGGCGAGCAAGCTCAGCGTACAGGGCCGGGAGGTCGCGGCGGAACTCCTCAGAGAACGTCTCGATGACGGCCAGCTTGTAACCGGTCATCGACTTGGACGAAACAGCCACATCAGAGACGGGCTTCTCGTCCGTCTCAGCAACCCAGTCAGCCTCGGCATCGCCGGTGATGATCGGGATGGTCAGACCAGCGCCGGGAAGGTTGATGCGACGCGAAGCACGCATAACAACCGATTCCTCAACAGCGGTGCTCCAGATTTCGGTGGAGATTTCCTTGGGAAGAAGCGCGCCAACGTTAGCGGAGGTGCGGTTCAGGTCAATGCCTGCCATTTTTTACTCCTAAGAAGAAAGATTTGATTGGAAGAAGTCGGCGAACTGTTCGCCCGGCGTACCCTTCACAGTGTTTTGGTTCACGCGGACCAGCGAACCGGACGTCGGCCCGGCCTTCTGTTCCCCGCGGAAAGCGATAAGCGCATCAGCCGCGGCTTCGAGTTCTTCCTGCGTGCTGCCCGTCAGCAGATTCACAGGGACACCCTTAGCGGCGGCAACCTCAGCGCGGAGAGCCTTGGACTCGTACTCGGCGGCACGCCTCTCGGCAGCCTCCGCACGGTCCGCTAGCTTCTGAGCTTCGGTCTTGTTCGATTCCTCGATCTCGGCGAGCTTCGCGGCCTTAGCCCTCAACTCGTCGTAGTCAGCAGGAATCTTCTTGCGCTCCCGAGCAATGCGCGCCTCAATGATCCGGTCAAGTTCTTCCTGAGAAGCAGGAGCCTTGAACGCATCAACCGCGTCAGTCTCGGTGGAATCTCCCGCATCAGCGGTAATGTCATCAGACATAGGTGTATAACCCTCCGTTTAGAGCCTGTCGGCTGTTGATGAACCGCACTAACGGGTGCGTACCGCTTCGCGGGAGCCGCGGAAGTCTTTTATTTGGCGTCTCTCAACGCCCTGTACTGGTCATAGAGCGCGTCCGGGTCATAGCCGTACTCGACGCGGGCGCGTGTCTCATCCCAAGAGGGGAGAATGTTGCACCGGCATTTACCGTGAAACTTCTCAGAGTCGCCGGCAGTGTCTTTCGAGTACACAAACCCGCGGGAGGCCAGCATGATGCAGAAATTGCAAGCACCCGGCTCGGGAACGCGGGCATAAGCGGCGTTATCAGCGTGCGCGGCCTGCATGACCGTGTCACGGCCAGGCTGCAGCGCGTACTCGTTCGACATCATCCCAAGGAAAGCCGTCAACGTGTCCGTATCATCAGCCCACAAAGGCCCATCAAGGCGCACAGCGAACCCGATGCGGCCCTTCACCTGAACATCAGGAACCGGGGCGGCGAGCGGGGCACTGAACGCCCCGCCCACTTCCTCCAAAGCCCGCAACTCGTCATACCAGTCAGCCGCGACAGTCGCCGCGACCTCCCCATACTGAGCAACAAGCAAAGGGATGAAGTCGAACAACGCATCACGCACCGCAGCCGGTTTCGTGAAATCCAAAGCAGCGAGGAATGCGGCAAGGTCACGCTCGACCAGCGCCGCTATACCATCATTCGCCTGCTCGAACATCCTCAGCATCTGCAGCGACATCAACAACCCCCTGCGGAGAAGCCTTCGCGGCGTTCACCAAAGCATCCAACCTCGTGCCAGCCTGAGCCCTGCGCCGGTCAGCAACGATCCGGTCAATCGTGGTCTGGTCGAAGCCGAGCTGTTCCAGAGTCACCGCCGAATCAGGCGGCAACACGCCGGCATTGACAAGCTTCATCACAGCATCAGCAGCAGCGGCCTTCGTTGGAGTGGCAGGATCCCGCCACTTCGTAGTAAGCAGCTCCAAACCCTCAGATGAACCCTGCCGGATCTCAACAGCCATCCGCATCGCGTCAACCCACGCCGCACCGAACGGCTCGTGAGCACTTTCCGCGTCCGCGTTGAGGTCAAGGTAAGCCGTGTGCATCGCAGCGTCACTAGCGGGGTTGTCGTGGATGATTCCGAGCGCGTTGAGCGGGATGTTCGTCTCGCCGGAGAACTTCGCACCGATAGTCCGCAGCATCTCCGTGTGCGGCTGCATCGAAGCGGCCTGGAACTGCCCAACACTCGGGATGTCGCCGTCTTCATCCTTGCCAATGGCGAGGACGTGGCCGGTAATCATCCGCCACGTATCCACCATCGACCCGTCAGCGTTCGTGAACGCCGACTCGTCAGCCCCAAGCAGGTAACGCTGCGGCGAGCTGTAGAACTCCGCGCTAACTTCCATGCGGAGGCTCGTGCGGATCGCCTCATCAGTGATACGCATGACGCCCTGAGTGATCCGTGAACGCCCAAACGGGTACTCCGGGGAAGAGTCATACGCCAGCACCACAACAGGGCACCTGCCGAGCGTGTGCGGCTGCTCGTCCAACACCCAGCGGCCATCAACGCGGAGGCCCGTCACTACCTTGTCTTCAAGGTAGAGAATCCACTCGGTAGGCAAGCCAGCCTCGGCAGCGACAATCGACAACGCGGCAGAAGCGCGGCGCCGGTTCGCATCCCAAAGCGCAGTGGACGACGTCGGCGACAAAGTACGGATAACCGCGCCCGGCTCACCATCAGCACCAGCCATCACAGCCACGAACGACACGCCGTAAGTCAGCGCCGACATGTGCGCGTGGTGCGCCTCGATACCAAGCCTGTTCTCAGCCCAAATAGCATCGACCTTGAACTCGTCAAGCTCAACACCAGGAGCCGCGAAACCACCAAGCTTCACCCGAGACGCGAGGCTCTTGACTGCCTTGTACGGCCAGCCAGTTACCGTCTCAAACGACTGCAACTGCGGCGGGATAGCAATGCCAAGGTGCCGGATCGACTGCTTCGCCTCGAAATACCTGCGGCGCGTCTCATTGATACCAGCCACCGAACGCAACTGCGCCAAACACGCATTCAAAACACCGTTATCAGCCTCCGACAGGCCGGGAACAACCAGAGTGTCAATCACGAAAGCACCAACACCTTCCCCCGGCCCTCACCGGAACTAGAACGCCTCTTACCAAACTTCACAGCACCAAACCATGCCGCAGTAGCAGCCATGATCGGCGTCAAATCAACCTCGAACGTCTTCCGGTTCCACTTCCAAGCGCCACCCTTACCGAACGGCTCCTTGAAAGCGCCCTCAAGCGACAGGTTCAACTGATCCTGGTTGTAATGCGTCAACGTTTTGTCCTTCACAACCGCGTCACTGATACCGCCGCACGCCTGGGACAACTCAGCAGGACCAAGGATGAACACCCGCACGCCCTTCTTCTTCAACGCAGCCTCCAAAGACCGCGCCGGCGTGTAAGCGTCCATAACAACAGGGATCCGCTTCCGGGCCCGCTGGAAAATCCAGGCCACAAGCTCATCCGACGTCATGGCCGCGAAGTCATCCGCCGCTATCTCCACATGCACGCCATTCTCAGAGAACGCAGCAATAGAAACCGTCACGCTCGTACGCTCAGGGTTCATGTCCAACCCGATAGCAGCCAACGGCCACTCTTCCGGGACAACCTCAAGGCCCCTAGCGGCCCACGCACGCGGCGGAATAGCAGACTTAGCAGCACCAGCCTCCGGCCACATATTCAGCCGCTCACGGGCGAACGAGGACGGCGAGAACCTAGCAAGCTCAGCCTCAATAGTCGTCAAGTTGATACGACGCCCAAGCGCAGGGTTAGCCTCAGCCCAGTTATTACGGTCCTTCACGAACCGCTCCAACTCTTCCTGCTTCATCGACGTCACATTGCCGCTAGCCGAAAACTCAACCCACGCAATACGCTTATCACTGCCATCAATCGCACCATCACGGGCCCGAACGAACGGCTCACCAATCTCGCCAGTATCCTTCGGCGGCGTGCCCATAAAAATCGTCACAGGATCACCAGACGGCGCCGCGGACGTAGTCGGAAGCAGGGCCTCTAGCTCGTGGTCCTGCAAATCCTGCGCCTCATCCAGCACGAGGACATCCACCGTGAAACCACGGCCAGAACCCTTAGAACGAGCGATGAACTCACACGAGCCAC